CCGGTTTCGGGAGCACTAGTGCTCCGCCTCGAGGATAAACCCTCTAGCCTTCCCTCATGAGAGGGAGGCCACCCAGCGGCGTTTTAGTGTCACGGCGCCGTGCCGTGCGGTCCTAGTTAAATGCTTCGCATCAGGAGCACGGTCTCCAAGGAGACCATTATGCAACTTAAGCAAGCACTTTACTAGGGCAGGATGTCCATCAATCGCGTCACTTGAATAAACAGGTGACACAACCCACGCCAATACTTCATGGCGATGGAACCGTTTGCTCCACCGGTCAGCGGAGACATACGATTGGAAGGATTCCTTGCCTAGACCTGAACTCGTTGGGGATACTATAGGTAGATTGCCTAAGTATCGTTCACACAATTTGGTCATGTGCGAACTAGTCTTCCAATAACCTTTTCTATAGAAAAGGTTAGAGGTAGATACCCACGAAACCAGTTCAGGTGCAGACCGCCTGTTATCAGGGGGCGTAGTGCGAACGTAGGTAGGTGTAACCTCCTCGCCCGAATACGCGTCCATACCGCAAGACTCTCGAAACTTTCCAGTTACGAAAGACTTATCGGTATTCACTTTACAGTAGTACTTCTGCAAAGTTCTGATAACAGCTTCTGACTCGTTTACGGGGACAATGATGTCGTCACCATAAACGTAGACGTCCCGACTAGCTGTGTAAGCTGATCGAGTCGTCAAAGGGAGGTTGCGCTCTTCCATCAAGGCCATAACACATAAAGTGTAAAAGTACATGGCCTCAACGGGAAAGCACAGAGCACTGCCCATAGACGCAAATTTCTGGAGCGGTATAATACCACCACCAGGCATCTGCGCCCTCGTCGAACGGCATGCTTGAATGGCGTCCTGAAGATCAGGATTGCCACCAAACATCAGTAGCGATAAGTCCAAAGGGACTCTATCACTAGCTGCAGACAAGTCGATTGTAACCAACTTGCCTGACTTAGACGAGCTCAATGCTAACTCTCTATTAATGGATTGGTCTGTAAAATTCACATGACCAGCCGTTAAATAGTGAGTCTCCAACTTCGGGATGATAACCGAAGAAAGAGCTTGCTGGGTGTATTGCATACACACCGGCTCGATAGCAATGATTCTGGGTCCTTTCAGTGTTTTTGGAACAGGTATGACCCTTACGGGCTGCTCCTGTTCCGCATCAATGACCGAAAGTTTCTCGAACTCCTCACTGTATCTTCCGTCCGCATTTGCGAACGCAAAGTCCAGAAGAGGGAAGTAAGGTTCGAGTCGGTCATGCCAAGTCCGGTGATAGAATTTCCTGTTTCCAGAAAGTCTATCAGCGGTTGCTCCAGGCCCGTGCTTAGGTACAGCGTCACTGACGTAATCAACGTCAGAACTAAAGACACTGTGCCACAAAACACGACAAACGTGACGAAACCTCGCCACGTCATCCTCGGAGACTTGGACACTAAAAGCTTCGTGCTCAACTTGAGCGAACTTAGTAAGCGTCCTAGCAACCCGAACAGGGCTGCAGGGATACCTAAGCTTACGGAAGGAATTAGCAATTTGCCTAATCCCTTCAATAGCTTCAATACTAGGTTCATTTAAGATCCTCCCTTCCTCATCGAACACTTGGTTGAAGAAACCTTGCAGAAATGCAGGGGCCTTCAGTCGCTTCCTGAAACTTCGGAAGTGACCAGAACCAATCCTTCCCTCGGCGAGACTTCTGTCGAAGTCTGTTCCAAGTGAAGGCAGGGTTATCGTCAAGAACGATATCCCTTCGTGTTCGGAGCGTCTCCTCATAGTATCGAGGTCGCGCTCATCGAGTAAAACGTCAGTACACTTGGCTACCGCATCTTTATAGATGCATGTAGCCAGCTCCAGGAGACTACTTACGTGGCTTTTCATGTTTCCTCCGTATCAAGAGGTAAGCATCCAGCCATGTCCGTAGGACCCTCCCCTTAAAGGGGCGACAATTTCTGGCTCTAAGTATCAAAAAGATACTGAGACAGAGGAGGAGCACAATGCTCCCCCTCCTTGCAAACACCTTAATGTTGGTTACCCAACACTTTGGTAACGTTTGCTGTCGTAAGCCAGTCCGTTAAGGCCTGTACTACGTAGTCTATCTCAGTGTCCGAAAAGCCATATTCAGGCTCATCGATCACGACATAGACGCCCAGACTCTTATACTCGTTTACCGAGGTAAGAGGATCAGCGGCGACCACACGTTGGTCAACGCGAATCATACGACGGGTCCGGTCTCGGGATTCAGCATGACTTACAGTCATTTTGAATTCCTCGTCCGTATCGGCGTATTCTGAACGATACCCATCCGATTTGATTCGGTTCAGGGTTTGTTCTACGGAGTTAACAGTAATTGTCTGAGGGTCTGTGAGTGCCATGGTTGGCCTCCTTAAAGCGTAAAGCGATTAAGAGATGGATCAATCATGCAGGTCGCGAAGCTGCAGATCTGAAGCACCACCTCCTGTGTTTGATTTTAGGAGTACTTAAGCCTAGATAGGCCTAACGCCCCTAAAATCGACCATTGCCAAGCGGAAAAATCACCGCTTGACAGGCCAAAACCGAACGGACTAGCCGCTACCCTGTGTTTAGCATCTAACGACGCTGACCAGGATAACGTAATGGGGTTCTCCTTAAAATTGGAGAAGCAGGTGGTCGTAACGACCTCCCGCTTGTGCCCCATTACGTAGGCATATTTGGCCGTCAGCCCATTTTGAAGGGAATTACTAATGTTGGCAATAACATCACCAGCATTAGAAACCCAATCAATGAGCCACGACCACGGTATGAGCTCCCAGACGAGTTCTGGGCTAGGCATAGCACCTGTAACGATCGCTTTAGCGCGAGCGTCCCAGGGGCTGGACTCCAAGTTCGGAATCCAGTATCTAAACCTAGCTTCGAACCAAACCCTAAAAGACGACTCTTTAATCGTCTCAAAGGATCCGTAGGGAGTGTTGTAGAAATCCATCGGCAGTGAAGGGTACATACCAGGTGAACTGGTAGAACTCGCTACAACTGCTGAATCGGACTCTACAACCACGTTGCCACCCCTTTTAACCCATTGACCGTTGTCCCTCTTTAGTTGCGCTATGCGCTTTTCTAAGGAGGTCGTGAGATCATAGAAATCACGAAGGTCACGGATAAAAGGAGCCCAGCCAAACTGGCTGTTAACCCATTCATTTGCGGTTTGCTTAGACCACCCTTTCCTAGAACTTCTTTTAGAAAAGGATGACCAAGCTTTCCGGAACGATTGGGCAGTCTGCTTGAGGGTTCGAGGAATATCTCGGAATTCACCGAGGAATTGCCCTAGCCCTGCTGCAGGTTGGACTGGTTGAAATCGCTTCCAACCAGTGGCACCGTACTGGGAAGGATCACCCCAAGAGCTATCAAAAGCACCTTGGAGCGAGGACGAAAGGTAGTTTGAGGGCGCATATGCAGGTAGAAATCCGGTTAATTTGTAACCGTATAACCATCTGCACCACGTCCCGCCACCTTTCGGCATACTTTGATCGGTAGTCAGTTTAACACAGTTAAACGGACCGCCGGTCCTGTAAGGTGGGCCTGGGTGTAATTCATCCAGACAAATCTCACTGTATGCCGGTACTGAGGAACAAGATTGCCAAATAGTTGAGCAATTTTGGTCCCACGGGCCATCTCCGTAAGGATAGGTAAAGTCGTAACAAAGACTTCCTAAATTTACAGGTGAGGCAGGAGCTCCAGAGCTCCTCGTCCTAAGTCTTCCCAATTCATACCTCCTTCCGTAAGGTTTTGAGAGTATGTACTGACGCACACACTCATGTTGCCCCCCCA